CGGTCTCGAGGTAGCTGCCGCCCTTGAAGCCGACGAGGATCTTGTTCCTGGGGAAGTAAGGATCCTTGTAGACCGTGAAGCGGTTCGAGAGGGTACCGACCTTCTCAGCGCCGATCGAGAACGGAGCGCCGACCTGGCCGGAGCCGTCGATGCTGTAGCTCGGGCGGTAGTACGTCGAGGCCTCGAGGATCGTGGCGACGTCCGGACCGACCACGATGAAGTTCGCGGAGCCGCGAAGCGTCTTGCGGTGGATCTCGTTGGCGACGTCGATGATCGTCTCGGTGAGGGTCTCGTACCACTCGCGGACCGTACCGGTGAAGTTCGGGCCGGGCTGGGTGGTGGAGCTACGGGAGATCTCGTTGCCGTTCGTCTTGTTGACGAAGCGACCCGGAGCGCGGCTCCAGAAGTAGTTCGCACCATTCGCCTGGGTGAGGAGGTCGTTCAGGATCTCGCGGTCGAGCTCGAGAGCGATCTGCTCGGAGAGGATCTGGGTGAGCTCAACCTCAGCATCAATGCTGTGGTAGGCATTCAGATCCTGCGCGAGCTCCGGAGACCAGCGAGCGCGGAGCTTGCGGGTCGTCGCGGTGACGGCGATGGACTCGATCTTGATGTCGATCTCGGGGATGACCGGCGAGGGATTCGTGCCGAAGTTCGACTCGAAGACCGGGATGGTGACCGTGGAGCCAGTTGAGCTCTCGACGTCGAGGGACGAAGCGAGCGGGTAGCTGACGCGAAGCGCGGAGTCGTAGGCTGCAGCAGTCAGGTCAGGCAGCTGAGAGGAGGCTGACACGACCATGAGGACGTGGCTGCCGCTGAGCGGGCTCGGCGTGAACGTGAGGGTCGAAGCGCTCCAGTTTCCGATCTGGTTGAGTCGACGGATGTTGACCACACCATTTCCACCCTGGAACTGCTCGCCAGGAACCGCAAGGCCCGTTAGGGTCGAGGCTGTCGTGAAGAGAGCGATGTCCTTCACGAGGCTCTGATCCATCGAAGATGAGAGCGGGGCGGTCGGAACGATGACGAACTTGAAGGTGTTCTGGCCGTTGGTGTGACCCGGGCTCGCGTTCGCCTCGATCAGGCTCGTCACCTGCGGGTCGAAGCCGAGGAGACGACCGTCGGTACCAGTCGCGAACGTGCTCGCGTCAGCAGTCCAGCCCGCAGAACCGCGGAATGAACCAACGGCTGTCGGAGCAGCGATGACAGTCTGAGCGTGGATGCGGCTGTATCCCGTTCCGGCGAGGTCGTACATACCACCCGTCGCGATAGAGCCGCTCTGGACGCCTTTACCGACCGGGTTGTTGTAGATCGACTGACCGACAGAGTAGGTCGCCTTGGTGGCCGCGGTGCCCTGACCGTCGATGTCCGAAGCGCCGCCACGGTTGGTGCCGTAGGTGTAATCCAGGTAGAAGAGCAGGCCTGACGGCAGGCTCATCGGCTGGATGGAAACGAGCTCGTTTGCCACGAGACCACCGAAGACGCGGCGGACGATCGGGAACGCGATGTTCGAGAATCCGCGGATGTCGCCGTTGCCTGATGCTGTGGAGCCACCGCCGCTCGAGAGAGCGTTGCTCTCACGGAGGAGGTTAGCTGTCTGGTTCTCGAGGAGGCGCGCCATGTTCTCACGGTTGACGCCATCGAGACCACGAAGCAGGCCGGTGCGGCTCCACTTCTCAACGAGGCGGCTGTTCTCCGCCCCAACGTCGCGGCCGCGGATGCCTTCCGCGAGCTGCTCTAGTGTGAAAGTCCTTGACATTTTCATTTCTCCATTTCTAGAAAGTTAAAACACTTAAACCAACGGGTAATCACTTACCCGGCTTGATACCTGCGAGGATTGCCCAGCGATCCACCTCGACGGATTCATTCAGGCTAGCAGCGGGGCTAGCTGACCGCGTCGATCTGGAGGACGAACCAAGGATCCGACCCTCGTTAACCGTTCCTGACTTCGACTTGAGGGACTCAGTCAGGCTCGTGAAGAGAAGCTTCGCTTCCCGAACGGACTTCGCTGAGTCGAGAGACTCAACGACAGCCCTTTGCTGGCGTGGTGTGAGGTCACGGTTCTGCATCAGCTTATTGACATAGAGAAGCTTCGCATTGAACAGATTGACCTCCTCGAGCTGCTCGCGAAGCACAGCGTTCGCGCGCTCGGACTCGTCGAGCTTGGACTTGAGGTCACGATTAACGCGTGCCTCCTTGATCCTCGCCTCGCGCTCTCCCTTGGCCACATCGGTCGCCTTCTTCGCAACCTTCAGCGCCTTTTCAGCCACCTCATCCGCCTCGTTGGTGTCATCACCCTCGTTGACGTTGAGTTCAAACTTATCCTTGACGGGGTGCTTGACAGCCTTTCCACCGCCGAAATTGCTCGCCTTCGGATCAGCGATACCCTTACCACCGCCCTTCGACTCGCGGAGGCGACGCAGCTCACGACGGAGCATGGACTCGTCGACGTGGAAGGTCTTGCCGTCCTCTTCCTCGTCCATACGATCATCCATCTCGCGCTGATCCTCATCCTCTTCAAGAGCGTCGTACTCTTCTTCCATGTAATCGCCCTCTTCCATTTCGTACTCATCCATCATGTCGTACTCGGAAGGAGCCGGGGGCGGGGGAGGAGCTCCACCCTCAGCGCCACCAGCCGGTGCGCCTGCGCCCGTATCGGCAACATCGACTGGCATCTCGCCACCCTCGGCGGGTCCTTCGGCGAACTCAACACCGAAGCTCATACCCTGCAGCTTCGTCTTGAAGTCCTCATCATCCAGACCTTCGAGGTCCGCTGGGTCGAAAACGATCTTTGCCTCGTTCCTGAGGCGTGACTTCCTACCCTCCATTTCCTCGAGTAGGCGACGGAATCTCGCGCTGTTTGACATTTGAATCATCTCCTTGACAATGCTGTTAAAACCCTTTCTGATTTCTTGGGTACCACCATTAGATATGAGGTGATTCCTGAAATCTCCCACATTTTTCACTAAAATTGCGTAAGCTGCTCTGAAATTTACGCTCTCCGTCAGCGGTAGATTGTGGGAAACCCTATTCAGGGACTCCATCTGACGGCGGATCCTTCCTAGCGAAGCTCTTTCCTGCTTTCTCTCACCTAGAACAAGATCAGCCAGTGCCTCTAGACCCTCTTTGTTCAGGGTAACGTCAACGTCATCACCCTCCGCGACATCTGCGTCAGCGGCAGCCGATGCCTCTCCGTGCTTGTCTACCCTGACGTTGATCTTTACCTCGGTGCCTGATGCGGTCTTTGTGGTGACCGTGTGCGTTACTTCCTCATCGGGGTCAGGTGCTGGGGATCCTGGCATAGACGCCATCGGCGGTGGCGCGACTGAAGCATCCGCCATCGGCTCGTCCGGTAGGGGCTCGAGATCGAGATTGGGAGCTGCCTCGGTGTCAGCTTCCTCGTCCTGCTCGGCCAATATCTGACGCTCGACCATTCTCCTGATCTGCGGGGAGATTGACTCGATGATCTTATTCCGCGCATTGCGCTCTGCCATCTCCTTAAGAGACTTGGCATCAGCTATTGCTTCATCGTACAAATTCGGCATGTTGTGTTCCTACGCTCAATTAAGTATATCGTCGCTTAGTCTTTTTCGAGGTCTTGCTGCAAATGAATTGCTCTGATTAATCTTCTCAACCTCGTCATCGTTAGATCGTCAGGATCTGGCAGCGCCTCCAACGTGTATGCAGGCTCCATCGAACCTGCGTCACGAAGCGGAAGTGCACTCGAGTACCCAGCTTTTGATCCAGATAATGATATTCTAGCAGGAGCTGGACGAATTGCCGGACCATCGGCACCGACCCCCAGAACCCCCTGCTTGTTCTTGTACAGATCTGGCATAGGTGACATGCCACGTCCCGTCGTCTGCTCATACATTCGAAAATCAGCGCTGACGAAGCGTCTGTTATCTGCAGCCCTGTCAGCGTATGGGTCCCAACGAATATGTCCCTGACCTGCCTTGTTGCCCAACGCAACATGCGTTAGAAGCTCATCCTCATCCTCTATCTCTTCCTCGTCATCAACATCACAGGAAGGCTCCTCGACATACGGCCAAGTCGAATGTGAAGATCTAGGCAGATCACGACGCCCGTCCGTGCCGTATCCAAGGCCGGTGCGGGCGTCGTAATTTGGATTGTTAGCTTCCCTGATGCGTCCGCGAGACATGATGCGTATCACGTCGTGGGATCGCCGTCAGCGCCTGGGTTCAAGCTGTGAGCTGCGCTCTGGCCCTTCGCGCCAGTGGATCCAGCGACCGCGATCGACTGAGCTGCGAGAGCAGCTGCCGTGGCGGAAGGTATCACCTCGTCAGCCTTTAGACCGGTTCCGAAGTTATCGTTGGCCTCAACTGCCGTCGCACCAGCAGCCACCGCGGACGAACCCTCACCACCAGCTGGATCGCTGTTCGCGATGAGATTCGGGTAGTAGGATGAATCGAAGCCAGCGGGAGGAGTTGAGAGATTCGGCGTGTCCTGGTAGTCCATGTTGACGGGAAAATCGAAGTGTGGGTAGCTTGTGGTGTCGTCCTGCGTCGCAGGCTGCAGGTAGCTTGCAGCCAGGGTGAGGTAATCCTCCGCAGTCATGCTGTAGATCGGAGAATTCGGAAACATCGCAGCTAGAGTGTTCCTGTCAGAATTGGAGGAAGGACTAACCACACCAGCCGTGATCGAAGCACGTGATGTGATGGGTGAATTTATAGTTGGGTATCTACCGGGCATTTATTTTTCTCCTTCCTCTAAGTATGCGACTTGATCAGAGCTGCTCGAGGATGTGCTGACGAATTTCCTGCTTAACCTCGTTGATCTCAGAAAGACGTCTTGCAAGGTAAGCAGCCTCCTTCTGGAGCTCCTTGTAGTGGTTCACATCCTTCACGAGAGTGTGTGCCATATCCTTAGCTTCGACTTCCTTCGTCTGGTGAGCGACCTTCTCAAGGTCGTCATGAGCTTTCTTAGCGCGAGCCTTCTTGGCGATCTTCTTCTTCTCCTCGGCTATGATGGTGCGAAGGATCTGGGGCGTTAGGTTAACAATCTTTGACATACCGACTCCTATGTTGAGATATCGAAGTTAAATATTCGTAAGCTCAAAGAATCAAACTTTTTTTGCTGAGGAGAAGGCAAGCTCAGCCCAGTTGGAGGCACCCTCGAATATGGACATCGGGTCGACTCCCGTCGCTGCAGTCATTTGAGCTGCTGCCGCAGGATTACGCTCCGCCGTCATTTGCGAGGGCAGGGTGTTCCTAGCAGTATCCTCGAATATCTGCTGCATGATGTCACGCTGCTCCTTCGGGAAAGCAGAGGCTAAATCAGCGACAACAGGTGGGGTGAGCCTGCGTCCCTGCGCTTGCTCAGCGACACGTGAAGCTCCAGTTGAGAATGAGATACTATCGAGATGCTTCTTACTAGTCACGGGAGGAGGCGTAGGCTTACGAATCTGCTCCGTCACCTGCTTCGATCCTTCGTTCGGCCTGATGCCCTCTAACATCACCTCGAGGATGCACTCTTTAATCAGGTCTTTAAGCTCGTTTCTGGTTATCGCCATCACTTCTTCCAGGTTAGAATATCGTTGAATATTCTATCGATCCTGTCGCTCTGATTAAATGTTCTTGAGAGCTCTGAGGAATTTACTTGTCGAGCCTCCCTCATCATGAATGCACCTGGTGTCGAGGGCTCCGACACGAAGTCCCAGCAGATAAGCTGGAAATCATCCTGAACTATCTGATGCTCCCCTGACTTTCTGGTTGATCCTACACCGCGTGAGGATATTCCCAGTGTGACACCTGCTTCCACGAGATTCTGAAGTATCTTGCCGCATGGCGTGTCAAGGATCTCAACCGTTCCATAGCAGATGTTTCCTTCCATGTAAGCTTCACGTACGATGTGACTAACCTTCTTCAGCTCGACGACAGAAGAATCCGGATGATCACATTCTCCCAGTGCACGATTCTCCCTGATGAACTTTTGATAGTTACGAACCTCGCGTTCGAGGATGTCCTTCGGGTAGACCCTACCGTTCTGATTCAGGGTTTCCGCCTTCTGCAGGATACCCTTCATTATTAATTTACCGCCGTTCTGCTCACGATTCTCCTTTATGGATTTGAAATCATACGAGAACGGAGCCCATTCGGTTAGAAGTTGTAATGAACGATCACTCATCTTTCTTCTCAAGCTCCTGATATAGTTGCGTGATTTGCATAAATCGTACTATCCCATCGTCGTCGAGGGATCGAGTATTTGCGGACTCAACCGCGTCACGCACATCGCTTAATTTCTCAAGAAGGACCTGACTATCGGTGGACTCCTGCAACCTGCTTAGTCCGCGGATCGCCCTCTTCTTTATGCTGTCCAGCATCCTTTCATCAACTTTCCCGTGAATGTAGTCACGTAGCAAAGCACGCTGGGATTCATTGAGCTTATCGCCCCACTTCTTCTCAAACTTCTCGTTCATCAGCTTGACGGTGAGAGAGTTCACGTCGCCTGTTGTAAGCTGGTCGAGCGTCTGGCGCTCATGTTTCTCACCTTTCATCCACTCGAGAAGCTTATGCTCATAGCTAACGACCCTGGTGAGATCTGATTCGTCTTCCCTTCTCCAGTCGTTCATCAAGGTTTGAACCGTAGCGTAGAGCTTGTACTCTTTGATCGGTTGGTTGAAGAACTCAGGATCATCTATCACCTTGTTGATATCTCGAATCAACGATGACTTTTCAACCTCAAGCTGCCGCGGTGAGAATATGTGAACTCCACGACGGGCTTCCTGTATCAGACGCAGTCCTAGAGTCTCTGAGCTCACGGTGGTATTGATCAGGGCCTGAAACAACCTGAACTCTTTGAAAATCTCGGTACCCGGACGATAGTGCTTCTTTATTATCGTCACACACTTCGACGCTGTCTCAGAATCGTTGTCAATCAACGCAGCCGATGCTCGACGAAGCAGCTGTTCGTAGATTATTCCTACGTTCCTTTTTTTGTTATGCTGGTTACTCATCTGTGCTTCCTGACGTGTTGAGAATCGACAAATCCTCTGCGATGATGTTGCCGTTTGCTTTACCTATCTTGCTCCTCATGTCTTTGAGAGCTGAACCTATCTGAGGAGTCATCTTTGGCTTCGGAAACGGTGGATCATCATACAGCTCGCTGACCAAACTCAGCTTACTCTTCGATTCGGTAGCCATGGAGTACAGCTCGTCCTCATCGAAAACTCTGTTCGACGTATCCTGGTCACGTGCCCAAGAGCCGACGCCTGCCATCTTGAACATATCAGGCATCTCAATCGAGGCAGCGGTTGATCTGTCACGTGCCGTTTCCACGTCCTTACCGAACGCGTTCCTGATCGTCTTCTCAGCCCGAAGCGGAAGATCCTCATTCTCGATCTCGAGAATCGGCGGTGCGGCAGCTTTCTCAACGCCTGCGGAGACGATCTCACCGGCTCTCTCGTATCCTGCTGTGAGAGCGCCGCCCGCTTCAGCCCCTCCGCCCCCGCCGAGGCCACCTGCGCCCTCAGGACCTGGTGTGGCTTCAAGCTCAGCGTCCTCTTTCTTGTCAGCCATTCGGCCGTTCTTGACGTTCTCGATGTCCTCATCGGACAGGCCCATGATGTTCTTACGTACCCAACGACGATCCACGATGCCTTCGGGTGCCTTACCAGCGATGTCGAATCTAGAGGAGATAAGCTCGAGCTTCTGCTGCTGCGCGATGGTCGACGGATTGGAGAGCTTCAACGTGAAATCAAGAAGGTCCTCTCCCTCGTACCCGTGTGAATACAGGTGGATCATCGCCATCTTGTTGAGCTCTGAGATTATAACCTTCTGTATTCTTGCGATCGTTCTGGAGAATCGGATATCCTCCTGCGCAAGTGTCGCCTTCGCGCCGATCTCCTCATCGTACCCGAGGTAAGCCTTCGGAATCTTGAGCGCGGCGAAGAGCTTCTTCTGAATGTACTGGACGTCCTCGATCGCGGCAGCGTTGGAGCCACCGGCTAGTGAATCTATCTTTGTGCCCGTCTCACCACCACGAACCGGGATGAAGTAGTCCTCGTCCACGGCCAGAGGATTGTATCGAAGGTCCATCTTACCGTTTGCCCTGTCAACGACCTTGTTGCGCTTCAGGCTCGTCTGAGCCTGCTCCATGTAATTCGCGATCTCTTCAGGTGGTATGTTGCCAACGTCGATGTAGAATACACGACGCTCAGGTGCACGAACGATTCGATACACCAGCATCGCGTCCTCCATCAGGATCAGCTGGCGCCAGATTCGACGTGCTGACTCGAGGACCGACGATCCGTATGGAAGGAACGCGTCGTTGCCAAGCAGTCGAAAGTGGGAGATCTGCCAATTTTCCAGGACCTGATTACCGCGGGTGATCCAGCGGAAACGAACCGCCATCGGGTCCTTCGGGTCGTATCCCTCCTCACGCTCCATCTCAGAGATGGGAATCGGATAAGCGTTTATGATCCCGTAGTTCGGGTGAACGTCGTTGAACAGGAAGAAGTCGCCGTACTTGCAGAGGTTCCTTGTCCACATCGGAAGATTGAACTCGATATTGAGAGTGTCTGTGAAGAGTGTCTCAAGAAGTTCCTTAATCCTCCTGTTCTCAGAGTGGATGTGAAGAACCTGTCCTCTCTCATCTTGGGCTACAGTTTCCTCAGCGTAGATGTCAAGAGCAGAAGCAATCTCAGGTGTCGCTTCCATCTCTGAGAAATCTGAGTACCTCGACATACGATCAAATGCGCCGTACGCTGATACGGTGCTAGAGTAGATGTCGGACTGATTTTTTCGGAACATCTCATAAGCGGACGAAGCTGTGGGCTCCGAGTAGTTCTTCACCTTTCGGCGAATAACCGGTCCGGACCTAAACAGCTGGGTCAGTCTCTGAAATAGATTTCTGTTACTTTTTTCTGCCATCTTGCTCTCAATTCTAAACGAATCTTGGGTTACTTAAATTATCCCCTGACCAACCAACCGAAATGTGCGTACGGATTCATGCTGTGAACCGCTTTGGTCGGTGCTGCGTCCATCATGATAGGAGACATTGGGTTTTTAGCGTGTGGGACGAACGGTTGCTCGTCATGTTCCCGCTTATTTACTGAAAAAGCCGAAAGCATCGCTTTGGATAGCTCTTGACTTTGCTTGGAGTAGTCGACGTTTGTATCGTAGAGCCATATTCCTATGGCTAATGCCATCACGAGGTCGTCGTTGTATCCTTTCATCGCTTTCGCAGTTTGACCGATCCAGGTGAACGTCTTTAATTCCTCGGACATGCGGGTCGATCTGATCCTAATCTGCTTATTCCTGATGACTTCCTCAAGCTTCGTTAGAATCTTTGTTCTGTTGGAGGGTCCAGTCGTGAATCCGATGTTTGCCACGTCTTCAGATCCGGCGCTGGCACCGAGGTACATGTATTTCTTGTCCTTGTAGTACAGGTTCGGGTATCCGAGCTCTTTCAACTTCATGCACACAGCGTAACCATAGCTGTTGTTTTCAGGACATACGAGCGCTTTGCCGTATCGCAACCCAACTTCATTGAGAAGGACAGCAAACTGATCAGGTGGGACCTTACCCTTGAATTCGCAGACCTGCTCCCCCGCAGTTGTGTCTATCACGTGGAAGCTGGAGTAGTCAGCCCCATCACCACGTGCGACATCAGCAGAGACAATGTATTTGTGGTCAGGAAGATAGTACCTCCAGACCCACACACCCATCTCTGGCCCCCATCTTTCGATAGGCGCCTGCGTATTTGAGATGATATACTCGAGGTCATTCGCATTTAGGAACGTGTCACCTGACGCTGCGAAGTCGCAGAGAAGCTCCTGCGCGACCTGCTTACGAGTCATATTCTTCGATTCATTATCGAACCAAGACTGATCGCGCTCTGGATGCACGTCCCACGGGAGCTTGATCGCGTTGAATTCGTTTAGTCCAGCCTCACCTTCGACGTAGAGCTTGTGGTACTGTCCACCCACGCCATTGGGCGTTGAAAGTACGATGGCACGACCACCCGTCGACAGCGTGGGGTATAGACCAGTCCAGAGCTCATCGAAGTTTCCAATGAATGCAGCCTCGTCAACGATCAAAAGCGTTAGAGCTTCCGATCGACCCGCGTCCTCGGACGTCGGAATCGCCTTAACGGAAGATCCGTTGCTGAATTCTATCACTTGTTTCGTGTCCGATCGAACGGTCGGCATCACAAGCCACGTGGGCAAGTTCTGCAACATAACTTTCACCTTCTTGATGAAGTTCTGTGCGACCGCCAACTTTGTAGCGATGATGAGAATCGCCTTGTCTTTATAGAACAAAGCGAGCCAGAGAGCGTAGGCGGCAGCGAGGGTCGAGATGCCAAGCTGACGCGATTTTAAGATAACGTTGAACCTATGCTTCTCGAACTGATCGAGGCAGTCATCTTGAAATTTGTAGGTATCGAAGCTGACCAATCCACGCGTTGGATGCTGGATCTTAACGTACTTGTTTATAAAGTGCGATGAGTTCTTTCCGCACTGTATGATCTCTGCGACCTGTTTATCCTTGGAGAGGACAGCCACCTCACACCACCTGGAGTACGACCTGTCTCCTGTAATAGGCAACACGACGAGGGGATAGGTTGGTTGCTGCGATCACCTCAAGTGAATCTCTGTTGGAAATCTCCTTGAGCTTGATTGACTTTCCCGTCATGTCCTTGAACTGAGCCTTTAGATCAGCCACACACTTCGTCAATACGTCGATGGATTCATGGTTGACCCTGTCAACCTGCGCTCTTAGCGCCTGCTCAGCAGCAAAGTGCACAACAGTCATGTACTTGAGTGTGACGGTGTCCCCAGCTAGCGAGCAGTTGACCGAGTTTGGCATAGATGAAACGCCCCAGCCCTTCATCGCAATCTGCCCGAGCGCGTTTAATTCTTTGGTTGACAAGTGCATGTCCGATATCTCTCCCGTTCTAAATATGCTATCTCTTGTGAGGCGACGAAAGTCTCTTCGATCTAATTTCGTCGAGCTGCTCACCCTCGGGTCTCCAGCCTGATATCCATTTTTCTCGATTACGATCTGCGACCTCAACTTCACAATCGTAACAGCATCCCGTCCGTTGCATCGCGATCGTGTCAATCTCATCGATCATCACGCATTCGCATAACGGGCAGTCGATAGGTGATGGACTTCTCGTGATACTGCCGCGGCGCACTATCCTGTACCCATTCTTCTCTATCACGTGCTTGGACATCAATACCTCACGCTCGCATCGATCCCATCATGCGATATCTCTATTACGTTGTCCACAATATCTTTGATGCTATCGACGTGGGAGATCACAAGCATATTCTTGAAGTTACGCTTGAGTGAAGTTAAAAGTCGAGCGCAAGCCTCAAGGTTCGTGTCATCAAGAGCACCGAAGCCCTCGTCAATGATGAAAAGGTCAGGCTTGGGTATCGCAGAAACCTCAATAAGCGCCGTTCTGATCGCCAGCGAAGAAA